GTGGTCGGCGTAGTCGGCGGCGTTGCGTCATTAACAGCAGCGCTTGCGCCTGAACTTTGCCCTGTGAACGCATCACTGTCAGTCAATGTGCCGGACTCAAGATCGACAATAAGCGTTCCTGGGTTAGCGGCATTCAGTTGTCCGCCCAATACGCGCCCTTTCCAAGCAGGCGTTGCTCCTGGGCCATGAATTGCCTCACCTACCGTAAACGTGCCTGAACCCGTGTCGTAAGCCAACAATTCGCCATAAGCGCCTTCATCGTTGGTCGTGAACATCGTGCCCGTTTCGCCGTCATAAGCAAACGAGTGCGTCACGCCTCGGAATAGCTCACCATTTAGGCCATTGAGCGTGTCAGTCGTACCGTCAGCGCTGAGTTTCTTGGTGTACTCGTAGAACGTGTTTATCGTGTTCGCGCCACGGTCCCACTCTGCGTAATATTCCTCAGCAGTGCTATCGCCGTTGATATCAATTAGGCGCAGACCTTCGGTGTTGCTGATATCAGCAAGGGCATTGATGGTGGCATACGCCGTGCCGTTATTCAGGTCAGAGCTATCGGCCAACGCTAAAACGTTGTTTCCCCGCGCTGTGCCGTTAATACTGAACTCGCCGTAAGTGTTGCCGTACCGTCGGTTGGTGCCCACTAAACGGCGGCGGTCAATATCCACGCCATTAGCGCGAGTCTTAATCATGAAGCGGTGACTAATTCCTTGTACCGCGTCACTGTTCAAAGGCACACCAATCAGATAAGCGTCACTGGTATCCCAATCATTCTCAGTGCCGCCATATAAGGTCGCAGTGATCGTGGTGCTGGTATTTGCGGTAATTAGACCCCGCGAACCGTCAGTTGTGTTGTAGATGGTGTATCCGACGTATTGGTCGGTCGTCCACGACTCACCGCTGTCAGTCAACACAGACGCATTGTTTGCGCCGTCATGCGCGCCTCCAGCGCCTTTGTTCCACCAATCATCTGACAGCACTGCGCCATCTTGAATGATTTGAACCTGAACACTGGCGTTACCAAAGTTGACGATGCCATCGTATATGGTGTCACCACCATCTTGCACGATACTGCCGTCATATAAATGCTCAGCCGCCGTGTCGTCAATGTTGTACGTGCCTAGCAGCGTAATTAGGTTGTCGGTCGAACGGCTTGATGGGTTGATGTTGATGATGTCAACTTCATCATTGCCTGTGTATTCCGCATCATCGGCCAAACCTTGCAGCCAACGGTGGAACTCAATCACCGTCGCATAGCTAGGCGCTGCGCCATTGTGATCGTTACCGATGTATCGAATGTTTCCGGTTTCTCGGTCGACGGACCAATCTGCTGCGACAATTGCCATTAAAAAACCCTCTTACCGCGATATCTATGCCAGCGCAGCAACCGCCGCCTTTGCTTTCTTAACCACATCAGCGCCATCAGCAAGCTGACCTTTTAAGGCAGAGCATTCTGAGTGCAGTTTCTCGTTTTCCTTTCGAAGCTGCTCAATCTGCTTGTGATGAACGCCGCACTCTTTTTGCATTTTGGCAATCACCGCATTGAGCGAGTCGTCCTGCGACCTGACCTCTGCGTTAATCTGATTGCGCTCGACGATAGCGTTCTTAACAATTTCCTTAGCCTCGGCCTTTGCATCTGCCAAGGTCTTTTCGGCTGCTTCTTTCATGGCAGAGCATTCAGCTTTCAGTTCGGCCAGTTCTTTTCTGGCTTTCTCGACTGCGCTCAGCGTCTCGTTCTTCGCCTGCTCAACGGAACCAGCGTCCTCTAGCATGTCAGCTACTGCGCACAGTGACTGCATACTACGAACAAATTTACGCGCCTCTTCGGCGGCTTTAATCAGGTCGTTCGACATCTTATTTCCTCGCCAGGAGCGTAACGGTCAACGCGGTGGTGCCGTCGCCTGCGGTTACGTCAGGGCGTATAAACGCCACAAGTTCTGAGATAGCCTCAATTTTACCTGCGGTGACTGCCAATGCGTTACCTTGAGGGTCAGTCAGCGTGAAATAGTTGGTGCCATCAAGCGAGCCCTCGATGTTGACGTTGCCGCCAGCGCCGAAAGTGCCGTTGACTTGGATCGAACGGTCAGAGTAAGCAGCCAGAGAGACGGGCGTACCGCTATCACCATTGGCAAGACTAGACCACGTCACCGTGACCGCCTTGTCAAAGGACTGCTCTACTGCTGCCAAGGTGGATGCAATTACTGCCATGTTAACCTCTGGCTGGTTAAAAAAGCGGGGCCGAAGCCCCGCTCGGGTCAAAGCACGCTATCGTCAGAATCGACTTCAGCAACAGGACTGGGGGATTCCTCTGCCTTCGTCTCATCTTTCGGGGGACGACCACGACGCTTTTGTCCTTCGACCACTTCCATCCACGACCCTAGTTGGTGAGGGCCGTCAATCTGGAAATTGTCTCCGGGTTCGCGCCATACGCCGAAAAACCCCGCAACTTTAGCGATTACTTTCATTAACGATTACCCCAAGAATCCTCTGAGCAAATGAACCCAGCGGTCAACTTGCCCGTGCTTGGTGCAGAACCAGTCACAGTATAGTTGAAACGGAGGTATTGCTCAGTAGTATCGTGAGGCACCCAACGCACTCGAATCTTCTTGCCAGCCACGAGGTCAGCAAGGAGAACAGTCTCAGAATACAGAGTGGTTGCACTGCTGAACGCGTCAGTCGTGTCCATCTCAAAGTCAATCTGAAGACTGGTGAGGTTGTTGAAGTCTTCGGTTACTTGCACCAGCATCGGCACATAGCTGTTGCCCATGTCATCGACAATGGACGTGCTGCCATGAACCCAGCTTCCTGGGGCAAGACGGTCATACAAGTTGGTCGAAGCAGCAGTCGCTGTGATCGCTTGCTGGTCCGAAAACAACTCTTCAGCGCTAAGAATAGCCATTTATGTTTCCTCGGTAAGTTGAAGTTGCGGTTAACCAGCTCTATCAGGTGACTTGAGCTTCGGTGTTGACAATCTGGTCAACTTGGCGAATCGGCATGCCGCGATAAGTCATGATTTCACGACCATCGAGTTCCCGTGGCATCAAGCGAACAAAGTTATCGGATGCACCAGAGTTCGTGCCCAGTGCGTCAAGCGCCTCAAACACGTCTTTGTTGCAGTAGATAACCGTGCGGCCTCGGCCAAAGTTGCCGTCGATGCCACCGTTTACGGTGCCGTTGTCCAGCGTCCGAGCGCCGTGGATTTGGTAATACGCTTTACGCATCAGTCCATACAAGTCCACAGAACCCGCCTGCATGTTGCTAACGTCAATGTTAGCCACACGTACAAGTTTACGCCAGTCACGAACCGCCACACCACTGTGCATGCGGAAGGTTTCTTCGAACGCGTAATAAGCGTTGCCAGAGCCGTCCAGAACACGCTGCTTACCGTGGTCTTCGCGAATCAGGCCGCCGCTGGTGCCTTCAGGATAGAGAAGGTGGCAGGAATCAAGACCCCAAGTGATGAACCACACCGAGGTGTTGTCCGAACCCGTGCCACCGCCGTCAACAATCTGAGAGCCGTTTTCGGCAGACAGGCTGCTAAAACGCGGTGCCAATCCGGTAATTTTCTCCGGGTTGGAGTCCTGGCTCTCGTAGATAACCGCACGCTGGTGCTCCTGAGACATCGCCTCAAGGTACGCCTGCGCTTCTTGTAGCCGGAATGCGTTGAGGTTTGGCTCAACTTCAGCAAGCCGCGCATCAACGGTTGAACGACCTTCCACGAAACCCGTGGTGTCTTCGACCTGGGTGCGCTGAGCTTTACTGTTAGGGATGCCCGTGTAGAGCTTACCCCAAGTAACGCTCGGCAAACCCGATAGCACAGTGTGCGTGTGAGTCTTGCCCTGGTTGCACTGGCGAACGACAGCGTCGTCCATCATCGCATTCGTTTGCGCCAACATATTGATAATGTCGGCCATTTGCCCCGTCTTGGTTTGGCTTTTGTAGATATCCGCCAAGCCAAGGAAGGTGTTTCCAATGGTAGCCATTAGCTAGTTTCCTTTGAAGTGTTGCCGTACCAACGGTCAACGATGGTTTCATTCGACGCGGGAGACGCTGTTTTCGCCTCCGATTGCGTCAATTGCTTGCCGACGCGATACATAAATCGCACGACCTCCGGGTGGTTCCCGTAACCGTGCATCTGCAAGGCATCCACGAGTTCCTTGGTCCCAAACTGCGTGATGGCCTGGTTAGCCACTGCAATCTTCTCGTCCATGTCTTTGCCGCCAATCTCATCATCAGCTTTAACGGCGTTGACCCACTCTTTCTGGATGTTATTCCACTGCTCAACCTGCTTTTCAGCGGCTAAATCCGCACCCTTGACATATCGGTCGACCAGTTTTTGCGCCTGTTCCTGAGTCAGCCCTAACTCTTTGGCCTCGTCTTTGAACGCGCTAAGCATTTCCGTGTCGACTTCCATGCCTTCGGGCAGATTAAAATCCGCATACTCCTCAGGCACATCTGCTGCATCGTCGTCGCCTTCGCCTTCGTCACCTTTATCGTCGGTGTCCTCAGTGTCTGTGGCCTGCACTTCAACAGCTTCTTGCTCCTCCGCGGCGTTGTCGGCAGTCTCTACCGCTTCAGAGTCCGATTCGACGGCTTCGGTGATGTCTGCGCCGTCTAAACCCGTTTCTTCGCTCATTGTTTCTCCGTCAGCCTGTCGTTCATGATTTCAATCATCGACTCAGGCTTTGCTTTCATCATTTCGTTGTATACCCAGAGCCCTACGTCCCGCTTGCCTAGGTTGTAAAACGTCGTACTGTTCCCCGTGAACATGTCAGACGCCAACAATCCCGTCTGGTCAAGCAGCCGCGTGATAAATCGACGCCCCGATGGCGTGTTTAGCACCTGTTTCAGGTCGTCTAACTCAACCTGTCGCCGCTTTCGGTGTCTGGACTGAGCGCGACCTACCTGTTTTTCGTCGTCGTGGTCAATCACTGACCCACCCCAATCACGTCATTCAGCACATTTCCGCCCGTGGTCGGCGTGTCACCCAGCGTTTTCGCCGCCTCCACTGCCTGCTGG